CCGCTCGATCTCCGCGTCAAGCTTGGAGATGGCAGTGGTGATAATGCTGGTGGAATCCATTGAAGATTCCCTCCTTGTGTTTGAGTGTGAGTATGTAGTACTCGGTTGACTATGCTCTTCAGCGACCGGTCGTCACTCGGTCGGACGTTACCCTTTGATGGGTAACGTTTCGCTAGTGTCGTTTCGATTCAGGGTGTGACTCGTGGTACGTAGCAAGCGCTAGGCCTGACCGTGCAGCGATGCGGAGTTCCGGGCCACCAAAGCCCAGTTCACCACATCCCTTCCACAAGTCACAGTCCCATTCGTCGAACATGCCATGGTTGAGGTATCCAAGTACCTCTTCTGCCAACATGTCATCGTTCGACATGGCAGTCAGAATCTCAATGGCATTCAATGGGTTACTCCTTGAGTGTGAGTTTGACTATGCTCATCAGCAAGTGAACGTCACTTCACTTGGACGTCCACAAACCAATGGCTGTGAACGTTTCGCATTACGGAATGAGTACTTCGAAGGCCTTTTCGATCAGCCGTCGCCGATGGGACAAGTAGTCCAGTGTGGCAACAGCGTCGCCCTTTTTGGGACTGCCATCAGGCGCTTCATCGTAGTACTTCATGGTTCGGTTAGTGTGGGCACTAACGCGGTCCATGTCACCTTGCCAGGCACCGAGCATCTCATCGGTGGACAAGTCAGTGACCAACTCGATCTCGGTGATCGGGATGATGGACGGGCGGTCATGGCCAATGAAGGCCACTCTGTGCGACTTGCCAGTGGTCGGTTCCGTCTTACCCATAGGGGTGCGACGGTGATCGTCCACATCCAGTACTGTACCGAGCTTACCTATGGTCTTGTAATAACCACAAGCACTCGGACGGGACTGGCACAAGCTGCACTTCTCTGTGTCGTGAGTGCACCTTACGGTGTCACCCACTGAAAACACAGGGGTCATAGGTTACTCCTTGTTGTGAGTGTGAGTGTGACTATGCTCTTCAGTACCGATTCGTCACATCGGTAGACGTGCCACAATCAAGTGACACGTTTCGCTTTATACCCAGCAGTGGCAAGGTTCGGGACCACCACACGCCATGCAAGGCACGTACTGCTCGGAGTCAATCTGCTCCTGTCCACCGCTCTTCAACCAGTCCTGCTCCTCATGATCCCATCGGGCCATTTCGGTTTCCAACTTCATGACACGTAGGTCCTCTACGAACCGGCAAGGACCACAGATCATGAGGTCGTCCCAGTTCCAGGGCTCGATGCCACCGATGTTGATTAGGCGCACGTCGAACCGGTACATGTCGCAGACGTCACACATGGTCAGCACGTCACCGCGAGTGTGACTGTAGTCACGCACGCTGTCACTTGCTAGGACCAGGTCATCTGCCTCGACACTGGGCTCAGTGAACCAGGACGCAGTCTCGAATGGGAAGGTGCCGAATCGCTCGGTACCGTACGGCCACATCACCACCACATAGGGTGGAATGTCGATGTGCTGCAACGTGTCGTCGTCCACATCGCCGTCCCAATCGGTTATGTCCACGATGATGCCACAAGGCATGGGAACGTCCTGGTACTCCGTATTGACTACGGCACCAACGAACAGGTCCTGGCCCTTGGCATCGATCACCTTGGGGTAGGTCATTAGGTTACTCCTTGTGTGAGTGTAAGTTGACATATGCTCATCAGTGTACGTTCTGTCACGACGTACAGACGGCACCGAAGTGCCGTTTCGCTTACAATGACTGGACCTTCTTGTTGCACCGTTCGCAAATGGGAACCTCTCCCAGGATCGGATGCTTGCGAGTGGTTGTGGCAGGATTAGTGCACAAAGCAAACCACTGGCAAATTACCGTGTCCCAAATGGCGCGCATTACAGTACCCTCAGGATGCCATCTTGCTGAACGGGAGTGGGACCGGACAAGTCATCGAATTCGATGACGTAGTCCACATCACCAGGTGACAACACGGCATCGGGTGCCATGTCATCGTTGAACTCCTGCACAATGGCAGCGAATTCAGGACTGGTGTTGTCGTTGTGCGTGATGGTACCGTTGCCACCGCTCAGGTCCTCGTAGTAGACACGAGTCCCAATCGGCAAGGGATGGGTAATCACTATGTAACTCCTTGTGAGTGTGAGTGTTGACTATGCTCATCAGTGACCGGTCGTCAGTTGGCCAGACGGTACCGAAGTACCGTTTCGCTATAGCAGTCCAATCAGGAAGTGGACGGGGAATCATCTCGATGTGGTGAACGCACACGATGACAGTATGCAACCAGTGGGCAGCGTTGGTGAGTGCCAAGTGAATGGTCCTCATGCCGCTGCCACCGTCACCGTGATCTCATCGGGAGTACCGATCTCGGCGTGCAGTTCCTTGCTGATGTAAAGGGTACGAATGTAAGGTGACTCATCGTCCCCAACCAGCTCGGTGAACCGCACGCAGTTCTTGGTTTCCTTTTCTATGGTGAAGGGAATTTCCACTGCGTTGTACATGGTTACTCCTTGAGTGTGAGTGTAAGTTGACAGGCTCATCAGTACCGACATGTCAAGTCGGTAGACGGGACATTCACTGCCCCGTTTCGCCTGAGTGCAAGAACTCAGACAAGCGACCAATGACACGGTCCACTTCATCCTGCATGCCACTTTCGGCACCGTTGTAAATGAAGTCTCCCATGTACATGATCGCCTGGTCAAGCGCATCTGCCAGTGTCAAACCGTCCTTCTCCTCATTGAGGAAATGAGCGGTGACCTTTGCCAATGCCTGTTGACCCTTGCGCGTCCTAGTGGCGGTACGCTCGCGCGTTTCCACCACCGTGATCTCGTGTGCCGGTTCATTCGGTTGCCGCTTGGCACGAATGGGCCTGGTTGGGTTATTGATGAGTTGCATGTACTCACCTTTCACCCCACGAGTGGTCGGTGCCGGATCGGTGACAACACTGCGCAAACGCTGTGCCGTCTTGATACGAACCCTCCGACCAGTGGCCTCATTCTCAGCGACCCAGCCGGTAGTGGCCTTGCCGATGATTTGAACGATGACCATTGCGTTACTGACCTTGGCCTTGTAACGGCCACCGATCTTCACGTCTTTGGCGTGCATGGTACTCCTTGTGTGTGAGTGTTAGTTGACTATGCTCATCAGTGCCACTTCGTCACAGTGACAGACGGGACCGAAGTCCCGTTTCGCTAAGCGATGGAACGCTTCACGTGGTACACGTAATTCGGCGCAATGCCGAGAGTGTCACCGATCTGCTGAGGGGACTTACCCTTGTTCAGCAGGGCGATGATCTGGTCCCGCCGAGTGACCTTGCCATTTGACTTGGCCTGCTTGGCGGCACGTGCCTTTTCGAGGTTCGCCAGGGTCTGCTTGCGCGTTTGGCCATTGCCACTTTTAGTGGACTTACGAGTGGCCTGCTTCACAGCGGACTTCACGAACGCTTCACCAGCCTCTTCGCTGTTCATCTTGCGACGCCGACGAGGACTGGGACCGTCACCGGTGGACTTGCTGGCACCCTCGATGATCGAGTCTGCCAGGTCATTCGCCAGTGTGCCCTCTTCGTCATCGACGATCTTGCCAGTGGCAATCACGGGACCCTCAGTGACCTTGACGGGGCGAATGCGCTGACCCTTGCGGATCGGCTTCGCCTCATCAGTGGACACCAGGGTACCGAGCGTGTCACGTGCGTTGACCAGTCGGTCGATCTCGTCCTGGTGGGACTTGATCTCGACGTTGATAGCGTCGATGGCAGCGATGATGGTAATAGCGGACATGTTACTCCTTGTGTGAGTATGAGTGTTAGATTCTGACAGTGACATGGTCATCATCAGCAGTGGAATGTCAATCCACTGGACGCCACTTGGTGTGGCGTTTCGACCGGGTTAGAAATCACGCGCGTCGCTGATCAGTTCCGCCCAAGTGGCGTACTCATCGAGCAGTTCCGCGTATGAATCGGCGAACATGGCACCATCTTCCACTTCGTTGAATGCCTCTGGCATGTACGTGTGGAGGTAAGTGGACAGCTGTTCGATGTTTGACTCATCGATGAGGGGACGCTCGTTGGTACCGCTCACTGCACCAGTGGCAGGGTCAACGACGTAGTCCCACTTTCGATTGTTGCGAAGTTCACCGTACATGCCAGCAAGTGTGGCAGCGAAGGTGGCATCGGCAATGTCAACGGGGTTCATATGTGTACTCCTTGAGTGTGAGTGTGAAGTGGCAAGTCATCATCAGGCGGTGAATGCCAATCACCGCGACGCCACCGAAGTGGCGTTTCGACTAGTCCTCGTAATCGAAGTCAGTGTCAATCTCCCACGCCGCGCGCACCTTGTACACGTAGCGGGGGTGAGTACCGAGCATCTCTGCCAGGTCCTTCGCCGACATGTCGGGATGGGACAGGATCTGCTCGGTGCGCTCGCCGTAGGCCACTTTGTTGTTGTAGTGGACCGTCGTGACGTTGCGCTTCACTGACTTGTCAGTGGCAACGGTCTTGCTGCTGACACCAACCAGTGCATTGCGCTCAGCGGTGAGCGTGGCAATGACCTGGTCGAGGTCAGCGATGTGGGACTTGGTTGCGTTAGACATTGTGTAACTCCTTGATATGAGTGTGAGTGTTAGTTGGTACTACATGGCACGTTACTGTTGTGCCACGCCACATTACGGTCACGACACCGTGTGCGAGTCAAACGCGTTAGCGTTCACTCGTGTGGCGACAAGGAATGGAGTATGAATCACACGTGCTCAAACGGGGCACTCAAATTCCCCTCGCGTTGTGTGATTCTTTTCGCTTGCAAGTTGTGACACTGGCCAAGTAACGTGCGTTGCCGCGTTCCTTGCGATCATCGACCATCAGATCGCATATGCACCGTCCCATTTGCTTGTTTGCTTGTCTATCGTCACTGGGGCACCCCGGGAGATGTCCACGTCGTGTACCGACGCAAAGTGAATCGTGAAACCAAAGCACAATCGCTAGCGGGTAAGCACAAGGTGTGTGCCGTTACCGAGTTTTGGTCATTTGCTCGCCACCAGATTTTGATTACAGTGCAGTGTTGGGCAGCCTGCACGTGAGCGAATACACCGCATTGCGGCGCTCGTCATATTTCGCTTTCAACCGTTCAAACGTGCCTGCCTCGCGTGCGCGCGTGACGTAAACGACGCGTCACGCGTGCGTGCGAGGGGTCGCACGTTGTGTATGTTGGTCATCGTGACGCGCGGGACGGTGATCGCACATTGTGGTCGCATTCGCAGTTTCACACATTCGTTTGTAACGTTCGGCGTTCGCTCAACGTTACGCGTCGTGTGTGACATACGATGACATTCACACAATGGCGAGTCACACGTAGGACGTGTCACTCGCGTACGTGCGTGGGAGCGTTAGCAAGGCCACACACGGTGGGGCGAAGAGGCGTGATATGTGACGCGTTCGCCAGCGACGATTTCAACTGATCGCCGCTACGCGGCGATTTTAGCAGCTCGTGACCGTTTTGTGCGAGATCCTTATGAAACACTTAGTTGTGCGCACAATTATGCGGGTTTTGCAGGGATTTTCTAGATTCTCGTAGATCAAGATTCTAGTTGCCAGGGTGCGATTTTGGGCGCTGTGCGACCAAATTACGTATCCAGAGCTGTACTGGAACGCAATAAATTGCGACCGGTCAAACAAGGCGTCTCATGTAGGACGAGATCCTGATTGGGCGTGTAATCGGGATCTCGTCCTATGAAGGATTGGTCATCCTTGCCATTCCCAACCAGGGGCCCAATCGGAAGCGCCAGTCCATTCGTACCCTGTATGTCGCCGTCCCAACGTGTCACGTCTCGTTACCTGTTCCAAGATGCCGCGTAGCAGAAATTCATTGATGACAAAACGAGCCTCATCCGCGGTACAACGACCCTTGCGACGTGTGAACTCTCCTGGCGTGAACGTGTGACGTGGATTGGCATCGATCAATTCAGTGAACCGGGCAATGAACTTGACAATGTGATCCACATTCAAGTACCGGAGCTCGTATTCGCGTATGTACGCAACCAGGTCCTCGGCACATTCATCCATTACATAATGACCACGCAGTGCCGATGGAATAAGCGGTTTCCCCTCCGCTTGAGCCGGTGGTGACACGGTTTCAAGTGTGGCATTGATTGCCGCGCGTTCGGTAGCGGTAAAAATGGCATCGTCAAGCGCCAGGATACTAACGTTCGGTATTACCCTTCGCCAACGGTATTCCAATTCGGTAATCCACACTTCATTCGGCTTCACCCTGTAATTGAACACGAGTGCATACAAGGTGGCCTCGTAAGGCGCCAGTGGTGTTGCATGTACTTCTGCCATTGTGTACTCCCCTTTATTTTGAAAGTGGCGTCGTTTTTTCATTGTAAATGACATGTCAAGTTAGCCATTTTGGGCCACATTTTGAACCGTTCAATAAATGCCACATTTTGAACCGTCCAATATGTAAATACGCGGCGCTCAGTTCGTACATATATGACGAATGAACGATGGAACTAGGTTTGATGTCATCGGCACTGGTCACACGGCAATCAGAGTTTCGGGGTACACGTAGGTTACTATATATACAAAAAAATCCATTCCCGTTCATGTAACCCGGGTACCCTAACTCCATCTCATTTTGCCAATCCCATCTCGCCGACATTTGCTATACGCGGACGAACTAATCGCCGGGTAATTACATATTGGACGATTCATTTTTTGATGGGTCCACTTGAAACCGCTCACAATGGGACTGGTTGTGCGAATCCACATTGCGCGTGCCAATCCACATTCAAATGAACCGGGTCAATCCACTCACAATCCACATTGAACGAATCCACTCACAATGCGGTTGTGTGAATCCACTCACAATCACACTGGTTGTGTACATCCACATTCAAAATGACACCTATCCACATTCAATGACACCCGCACTGCCACATTCAAAACGCACCCATCCACATTCAGTGACACATCGGTTCATGTTCAGTGACGCATCGATTCACACGTTCAGTTCCATTTCACGTTAGGACAAGTGCCGACAGGTACTTACCAATTGACCAGTCAAATGACCATTGGTACTGCTACGTCCACATTGTGGCGAGATAGTTCCGGTTCATCGGCGACACGGAACTGGTTGTGACATTCAATGTGGCATGTGGCGAAGTGGCATCTCACATCGGCGAATCGGTACGCGGTTGACACGTGTGTGGCGAAAAGTGGTCACTTTTTTCGCCACTCCGATTCTTAGCAAGTTCTCATCCGTTTCATACGGTTTTCTTCGTTTCAACCGGATTTCGCTGCTACAATCAATGATGTTGTTCAACATCATTGATTGTCAAACGAAAGGTTCCACAATGTCATTCGCACGCAACGCCATCGCCACCGCCGACAACGCATTCGCCACCGTCATGTGTGACACGTATGGCGAATTCGCCGATGTGACAATCGGCGACGTTGAAAACGTCATGACACAAATCGCCGATTACATGCCACACGCGTTCACACATCCGTGTGACGCGTGTGACGCATTCGACGCGTACGCGTCATTGATCGATGAATGTGAATGTCACACGTTCGTCGAATTGTTGGAAATGGCACGCGACATTTGACGCACAAATAATGTCACACGCGAACGTGTGACATTATTTTTGCCACCATACCCCCTCAACTCACTTGACTTACTGGGCATTGTGCGTGATTGCCGGCGCGCGTCACACGTGACGCACGTGTCACACGCGCGTCACGACGCACGCACGACGCACGCGCGCACGACGCGTCACGACACGCGCACACGACGCACACGACGCACGACGCGTCACACACGACGCACGACGCACACGACGCGTCACACACGTGTGTGATCGCACGACGCGTCACACGTGCGTCACGACGCACGACGCGTCACACGTGACGCACACGACGCGTCATGCGTCACACGTGCGCGTCACGCGTCACACGTGACGACACGACGCGTCACGTACGTGTGTGATCACACGACGTGTCACACGTACGTCACACGTGTGTGATCGCGTGACGCATTCGACACGTGCAATCGACACGTCATCGTGTGACGCGCGTGTCACGTGAACGTGTGAACGTGTGAACGTGTGAACGTGTCAACGTGTCACACGTGTGTACGTGTCACACGTGCGTCACACATGTGTACGTGTCACGTGTGCGTCCACACACGTGTCACACGTGTGTACGTGTCACACGTGTGTCACGCATTCACGACAATGTGGATGCGGTTTGTACGTCACGTGTCACACATTGTCGAGCGACGAGGTGCGGTTCGTTTCGTGCATTGTGGCTCTGGTCACTCGACATTGGTGGACCCTTGTCGAGCGACGTTGTGGGGTTGGCCACCTCGCCCTTGTCGAGCGGTGCAGTGGAGTTGGCCAGGACCAGTGCTGGACCGGTTCCACATCAGTGGCAAAAGATTACCGTTCCAGTGGCGGAAGAGTGGTGGTCACACTCCCAACTTGAAAAGACTTTGAAACCCCATTGAATAATTCGTAAACTCCGTACTTGCAAATGTCGCACCAATGACGTGGCAATTACTCATTTGACCAATTGTCACCACTGTCATCACTGTCAACACTGCGATATGATGTGACCTATGGATAACACAGATCGCCCTCAATACTTCAACACGCTGGACGTAGCTCTTATTGGGTCTGGGTATGACCCAGCAGACATCGACGAGGTACTATGGGACAGTAAGGCTCCCAAGATCCTCAGGGTAAAGCTAAAGCCACACAGTCAACTGATCTTCCTAGAGATCACCAGTCACTCCCTAGTACTGGAGCACAAGGCTCACGTACACAGAGCTCCCCCGTCCCAGGCTACGCACGCACTGATCCCAGAAAAATCCGAAACGCCTTAGCGCAGGCCTAATACAAAGTTCGTACAAGACGTTTTGCCCACTGCTGTTCGCCGCAAAATCGGCCATTCACCGGAGTTGACTTGACACTCGGCCTGGCCCCATGCTAATGTCGCAGACTATGAGCGATGTAAACAGATCACGCGGAGCACCCAGACTCAAAATGTCGATGCAGGACTGGTTGGGACGCGTTGATGACCGATTCATGGGAACCGCAGTTGATGTGGAACCCCATGAAGCTCTGCTCTGGGCCATTCGCCTCGCAGCTGGGGAAGTGGCCTACTGTGACGCTCAGATCAGTCGTCTGCATGAGGATGAGTTGTTCGAAAGACCACTACGTCAGACGTTCATGCAGATGCCATCAGGGGCCTTCGACCTGGTTGAGGAGAAGAGGGACCCAGAGATTGTTTCTCGTTGGGCACACTTGCGCAAAGATGCAGCAGACCGCATGGCACGCTATGCCAAGATGGCAATTGATGCTGGTATCGATGAGCGAAGGGTTGCCGTAGCAGAACGAGTGGCAGACATCCTCGCTCCGTTGCTTGAGAACCTCGCTGAGGACCTCAGTCTTACAGCCAAGCAACGGGCTAAACTACCCGATGTGCTCGGTACAAGACTCCGTGCACTAGAGATAGCAGCTCAAACAGGAGGAAATGGTGACCCCACAAGCGCGAACCGGGCACACGAAGGTCGAACAAGAGCAAGGTCCTGAACAGGGCACGCCCAGTCAGGAACCTGCTCCTGAGCAGGAAGCAGCAACGGAAGAGCCAAAAGAGCTCACCGAAGATGAGAAGGTGGAACAGGAGCGCCTCGAATATCACCAGTCCATTCAGGACGAGATCAAGGCACAGCAGGAAGAAGCAGGAACAGTCGAGGAGTACCCGAACGCTGAAGAGCGCGCAGTCAAGACAGCTCCGGCACCGGGGCAGGTCCCTGGGGATCACATCCCTGTGGGGTAGGACCAATCGGCCGGAAACTAACAACACCCTAAGGGGCAAACTAAAGTGAAGAAGATCGCATCTGTCGGCGTGGCCTTGGTCGCGTCGTTCGCACTGGTTGGGGCAAGCACGGCGAACGCCATGCCAAACCAGGCCAGAGTCGCAAAGGCTGGACCTCGTGGACCGCGGGGTCCAGTTGGCCCGCGTGGGCCAATTGGCCTCACAGGACCAATCGGACCTGCAGGACCACTTGGACCTGTCGGACCCGCGGGACCCGCAGGCCCAGCTGGACCGAAGGGTGACACGGGGCTCACCGGTTCAACTGGGCCGCAAGGGCCTGCAGGACCGGGCGGAAACAACGCCAAAGAGTTCACCTACAAGTCGGACACCAGTGGCGCAACCACTGATGTTAGTGACCTGGATGGCGTCAAGTTGAACGCCAGTTGTGACGCATTCGGTCGACTTACGTTGACTGCTGTGGCCACAAACGTGGCTCCCGGTATCCTCACCGAGCGGGATGGCACGAACTTCGCTATCGTTCCTCGGTTCGGTACCGCGAACACCACTGCTAGGGTCCTCATCAACCCGTTCAGCTCGGCATCCTCAAGAGCTGACGTGCAAGTGCACTACGTGTCCAATGGTGGTCAGGACACAACCATCAGCATCGCGGCTGTCGATCTGGCAGACGGCCCGAACGGCCTCAGCAACGCGTGTGTCGTGTTTGGCACCGCAATGACGTTCTAAGCGACAAGCTGGGAGCGCAGTACGGTGGTAGGAATCTTCGATCAGAATCTGGAGCACCAGGCCCTGGTTGAAGAATGCGCCCTGAAGCAAGTACTACATACGCTGGCGCGTAGGCTGGTACTGGAGCTTCCTCGATCAAGTGGCAAAGTAGGGATCGGGCCAAGGTTCAAATCCTGGGGGGCGCAGTGGAAAAATGGTTCCGTTTGCAGCAATAGAACAAGCCACCTTACTAGGTATAGCTGCCGTGCTTACGGCAATAGGTGGATTAGCGTCAACCATCCTGGCGCTGCGTAAGAACCGTAGTGAAGAGCACGAAACATGTTTGCTACACCTAAAGGAAGCTAGAGAAGAGTCAGAGAGGCTTGCAGAAGAGTTGCACAGGTTGAAGATGGAACGGGAAAATGAAACCTAGTCAAATATTCATTATCGCTGGTGCAGTCGGTTTTGCATCTGCTGGTGGTTTGGCTACTGCTGCTGCCGTTTCGTCTTCCACCTCTGCACCACCACCAACTAAAACGGTAACCGTGAACTTATCACCAGGCCCACCAGGTCCACGTGGCATCCCTGGTCCCAAAGGTAACATCGGTGCGCAAGGCGCAAAAGGTGACAAAGGCGATAAAGGTGATACTGGATCACAAGGGATCCAAGGAATTCAAGGACCACCTGGACCGTCAGGCGGATTCAGTTGCCTTACAGGTTACTCGCCTGGCATCTTGCAGATAAACCAACCCGGTGGCCATGTGAGAATCTATACCTGCATAGAAGGTTCATGATGAGCGCTGGCGAATCGAAAAATTCGACGCCACGACGCGTTATCACCGAACGCAAACGCTCCCTCACGAGATACTACGTGCCCCCCTGTACCTCGCGTCATTTTGTGCATGAGTCTAGATTAGGAGCGACGCACGTATGACGATACTTACTCCATACGAGTATGACTGGGTTCTGGATGACGCTGCACGACAGGCTCTCGCTAACGTACACCGTCAGCCCATGAACGATCAGCACTCCCAAGGGTACCGTAGGATAAGAGGCAAGTTCATGAACGGTGACCCTGAAGCTGATCCTAGGACTTATGAAACTGTGGGATATGGCACAGGTAGTTCATTCGTGCCACATCTGCCAGTCGAATCATTACCAGCCCTACCGAGTTCACCGCCTGTCAGCCCCACAGGATAAGAAACGGTGCACTCAACTCTACCACCCGGCACGACAGAAAGTGTACTCAATCGCCTGTATCCGCAGCAGGCAAACAGCGAGTACGCATATGACCCAACCGCGTGGATGGAGGATAAGCTCGGCTGGGTGTGGTCCAAACAAGCAGACATCGCCGACAGTGTCTGCGATAACCGACATACAGCAGTGATGTCTTGCCATGGTCCTGGTAAGAGTTACATCGCTGGTGGCCTCGTGTGCTGGTGGATGGACACGCACCCAGTCGGGCAAGCTTTTGCAGTGACAACAGCTCCAACTCAAACTCAGATCAAAGCAATTCTGTGGCGGGAAATTGGGCGTCATCACCGGAAAGCGGGATTACTCGGGTATATCACCGGTGGTGAACAGCCTGAATGGAAAATCACAGGTAGTCATGAGATCATCGCCTTCGGTAGGAAGCCGCAGGATTATTTGGACGTTGAGCAAGCCAAAGCCGCATTCCAGGGTATTCATGCCAGATACGTACTTGTGGTACTCGACGAAGCTGCCGGGATACCGAACTGGTTGTGGGACGCGGTTGAGGGTTTGGTCACGAACAAGTACGCGCGAATGCTGGCAATTGGTAACCCTGATGACCCAACCAGTCAATTTGCCAAAGTATGCGCACCTGGTAGTGGATGGAACGTCATCAGTATCGACGCATTCGACACGCCGAATTTCACCGGTGAGGAAGTTCCCGAAGCACTATCAGACATGCTTACGAGCGAGATTTGGGTAGAGGAGCGCCGCAAACGCTGGGGCGAAGGCAGTCCACTCTGGGAGTCACGCGTCCGCGGGAGATTCCCGAAGAAGGCTACAGACACGCTTATTCACCCAGAGTGGATTGTCAGAGCCCAAAAGGCAGACCTTTCCAAGATGGGCACGAAAAAGCGATACGGAGTGGATGTCGCTCGTGCAGGCATGGACCAAAGTGTCATCATACGAGTCAAAGGCTGTGTGTACCGAGTCGTGTTCTCTGAAACAGGCATCGGTGACACAATGCTCCTGGCTGGGGAAGTTGGTGAGCGCCTCGGCGGAACATGGGACGAAGTACCAGCGGTCATCGATATCATCGGCGTTGGTGCTGGTGTGTATGACCGGTGCAGCGAACTGGGCTACAACGTTGTGCCATTCCAAAGTAGTGAAGCAGCCTTCAACAAGAAGAAGTTCAAGAACAGGCGCGCTGAGCAGTATTGGAAACTTCGTGACTTGTTCTCCCGGGGACTGGTCGATATCGACGAGGAGGACGATGAACTGGCGAGTCAACTTGGTTCAATCAAATGGAAGATTGACTCGCAGGGTCGAATCCAAATCGAGTCGAAGGAGGACATGAAGAAACGAGGGCTCCCCTCCCCCGATAGAGCAGACGCAATGATGATGGCAACCGTTGAAGATGCCGTGTGGGAGGGGAGCGACGATTTGCAGAATTACCAGATGGGAACAAGCGAAACAGGCGATCTCCTGGGGATGGAGTGGTGACACAGCACCCACGATATGAGTACTTGTTCTGCTTTTGCTGCATGCTTCGGGGCAAGTTGATTCGAATGGCACATCACAGCATGGCAGAACTCACGTTCTGTCCCAGTTGTCATTGCCGTTGCACCGATGAACACCTTGTGTCGGTTACCTGCGGCGTGGTACCCACATCATGAGTGAACTAGTGAAACTCATTCCACCGAAGTACACCACTCCTCTCACTAAGCTGATCAGGACACTTGAAGGCATCCTAGTCCTCATCGCTTGCGCTGTCCTGGTGGTTGCGGCAATTGTCAACGACATCTCGCCCGATCTGGCAGCTAAGCTCGGTACTGGACTGGTTGCTGTCACAACTGCCTCAAGGACACTGCTCAAAGCTTTCGCTAACAAGAACCCCGATGCCTTACTCCCAATTGTGGGCCCTATTGGCACAACCGATGAGGTGGGTGATTCCGATGCCGTAGTACCGCTTGATTCACAAGCGACCCAAGAGTTTACGGCCATTGCAGATGTCCCCGCATATGGGGATGTAGCACCTGCTGCGGGGGAGCCTGTGGATGAACTCCTCCCAAGACCGGTATATGACTATGAGTCAGAACAACCGGTGAGTATCGCTCCTGCTCCTCCGCAGACAGGTGACACTCCTGAATCGCGTGGTGAGGACCCTAACCTATGACTAGCATCTTCATCACAGAGGAGGAACAAGTAGGTGGGCCAACACTGGTCATTCAAGATGAAGGCGTTGTACTACCAGCTGAACCAGCATTGGATTTCACTGGTGTAGGAGTAACAGCAACAGATGACCCCACGAACAACCGCACGAATGTTGCCATCGCTGGCACACCCGGTCCTACGGGACCAGAAGGCCCGCAAGGTAACCAAGGCATTCAAGGTACTCAAGGACCAGTCGGCCCGGCATCAACGGTTCCTGGCCCAACAGGACCGCAAGGTGTACAAGGACCTATAGGTAATACAGGTCCTCAAGGGGCAAAGGGCGACACAGGTTCTCAAGGTCCTATAGGTAATACTGGTCCAACAGGACCAGTCGGTGCAGCTTCTACAGTTCCCGGTCCACAAGGACCAATCGGTAATACTGGTCCTCAAGGCGTCCAAGGCCCTATTGGTAACACAGGTGCTACAGGACCACAAGGTGCAACTGGTGCAACTGGCGCAACAGGCGCACAAGGACCTGTTGGACCGACGATTTATGACAGTGACCAAATCGGCGTCATCAAGGCCTGGTCGGGTGCTGTTATTCCCACGAACTGGATGTTCTGCGACGGTCGAGCATTGGTGCGGACAAGTTACCCAGACTTGTTTGCCGCAATAGTTCCAACTGCTAATGTCTCGTCAGGTAGTGGTTCAGCCACTTTGTCTGGTGTGCCTGCCGCTTTGATGTCTGCTTTACAGGCGATGACCAATGGCATCAACACTGGTCTCTCTGTGCCTGTCTGCGGGACCTTCTTCATCCCAGCAGGTAGTGTCATCAATTCCTATGACATGCCTTCATCGACCATCGTGCTCAACCAGCAGGCAACCGGTAGCGGTACCACTACTCTTTACATTTGTCCGTGGGGCGTTGGTAACGGTACTACCACTTTCAACATTCCTGATCTGCGCAGCAAGATGCTGGTTGCGGCTGGACAAGGATCAGGCCTGTCTAACCGTATATTGGCTGGAGCAGGTGGTTTCGAAGGTATTATCCTTGACACCACAATGATTCCTGCTCACAGTCACCAGTTCAACGTGAACACGGGCTACGTTTCCTCTGACCACGCGCATTCCTTCAACGTCAACAGCGGTGGTAGATCAACTGGGCACTTTCACTCTCCGCCTTCAGCTGGCTATTTCATGGCGGCTGGCGTCTCTGGATCAACTAACCTAAACGCTGGTACAAATTACCAGGCAGCTTCGAACAGTAACTCGTCCACATCTGTTGATGACCGCGACCATGGGCATAACGTTTCCGGCGGTACTGGTGGAATCAGCGCGAATCACTATCACAACGTTGCTGGTGGAACTGACAATGGTAACGTGAGCGGCGGTTCACACAACAACATGCCACCATGGTGTGCTGTCGGCATGATCATCAAAGTACTAGGTACGCAAATCAATCCAGGTAGTGCATTACAGGGTGCCACTGGTCAACGTGGTACAACCTGGTACATTTATAACGGTGTTGGTGTTCCTCCTACTGGCACGTTCGTCGGTGAACTTGATGGTGACTGGGCAATTCGCCAATCTGACGGTGAGAACTTTGAGCGAGTCAACGGTGTATGGGTTGACCAGGGATTCACGAACCGTACGAATGCAGTACCCGTTGCCGCAAGAGGGTACGGTGTCGGAACACTCACCTTGGGTACTGGATTTACGAAGATTCCTATTGACACGATTGACCATGACACCGGTGGAAATATGTCAACTGCGGCCGGGCGGTTTACGTGCCCGACTACCGGTTGGTATCAGGTTGGTGGATCGATTGAAGTTCCTGTCGCAGCGGGCGCGCGTCTCATTGCAACTATTTACAAGAACGGAAGCGAAGCTTCCCGAGGATCAGGCGGCACTGCTGATATCAACGCTGTTGTCAGCGCCGCCATGTACTGTACAGCGGGCGACTACTTGGAGCTTTGGGGCTACAACTCTGGGGCCGTGTCTGGCAACCTTCCAGGCAACAACGCACTTCGTTATTTTTCAGTTGCGTTGATCACCGCAGGACCAGGACCCCAAGGTCAACGTGGTGCGCAATGGTTCAACTACGCCGGTAGTGGCACACCAGGTAGCACCCAATTCCCAACTGCGATTATCAACGATCTTTGCGTGAGGACTTCAGACGGCGAAGTGTTCATGCTTACCGCCACTGGTTGGGTGGATCAAGGGTGGAAGGTAACAGCTGGTATTACGCAGACAGCAGCGGCGGCACGCATGTATCGAGCAGGAGCGTTCACGACAAGTGGCGTCTGGACGAAGGTGCCGCTCGATACGGTGTCGTTCGACACGGCGGCAATGGCGTCAGTCGGAAATGGTCGCATCACGATCCAGACTGCTGGCATCTACCAGGTTGACGCAAACATTCTGGTCAACACTAGTGCAACTGGTACATACACAACAGTGGCGGCTGGCATCTATAAGAATGGCGTACAGATGTCACAGAACTATTCGGAACCAGCGATTATATCGTTGGGCGCTGCGACGATCTCCGACAAGTTCCAGTGCGTTGCCGGTGACTACTTCGAGTTGTATGTTCTCTGTTCGCAGGCTACTACACTCTGGCAAGGAGTTCCGGCAAACTACCTGGCAGTGTCGCTTCTCGGCACTGGGCCAGGACCGCAGGGGCCGCGTGGTACCAACTGGTTCACTTACGCAGGTGCGGGTACTCCAGCGGCTGGCACATTCACCGGTGAACTTGACAACGACATGGCAGTTCGAGCATCTGATGGTGAAGTATTCCGGCGAATTGCTGGTGCGTGGACTGATCAGAACTGGAAACAGTCCACCGGTCAGGCAACTATGGACGTCTGGCATAACGTCGGTGCAACTGGCGAACCAGCATTTCAGAGCGGTTGGGGCAACTACGGCGCTCCGTACTCGTTTGCACAGTTCCGTAAGTATCCCGATGGAACGGTTAGGATTCGTGGCCTGATCAATTCCGGTTCATCTAGTGCAACGATTTTCACGCTGCCACCTGGGTATCGGCCACCAGGCAATGTCATCAATGCCACGGACATCAACGCTGAAGTTCACTCGCGACTTGAGGTCAACCCAGCTGGAGCGGTGACTTTGATCTGGGTGGCACCTGGCGGTAACGGATATGCTTCGATCAACTGTACGTTTGATACTGACAGCGTAACGACCTATGCAGTTGGTACTCGCGGATCAAATTGGTACTCATATGCTGGAGCAGGCACGCCAGCGGCTGGAACATTCAGTGGTGAGATTGACAATGACATGGCTGTACGAACATCCGACAATGAGGTGTTCAAGCGGATAAGTGGAGCATGGGCCGATCAGGGCTTCAAAGTCGGTGGACAGATCGTTCAATCACCAGTCGTTGCCAAGGCACGTCGAGCAGGTAGCCTCACTCTAAACGGTTGGACGAAAGTTCCACTCGACACACTGGTTTACGATAGTGTCGGTACCATTGCGCAAATAGCCAACGGTCGTATGATCGTTCCGTCCACCGGTTACTATCACATTGATGCACAACTTGGTGAAGCCGGTAGCACTGACTTCCTCATTGAAGTCATAGTGAACGGCGTTACACCGGATACAGGATCCAGTATTCGGGGCACCCGGTCACCTAGCGGAAGTGGCAACCTCGTGCTCTCGGCGACTGCACTGTTCCAGGCTGGCGATGTGCTTGAACTTTGGGCCTATGCGCTCTCACAGGTTACGATGACACCTATCGCTAGCGGTGTCACTGCTTGGATGTCGCTGTCACTCAATCAGGCCGGTGCAGGACCACAAGGTAACCGCGGTGGACAATGGTTTGCATACAGTGGTGCAGGAACACCAGCGACGCCAACGTTCACCGGTGAACTCGATGGCGACATAGCTGTACGAACATCGGACAGTGAGGTGTTCAAGCGAATCGCCGGTGTTTGGACCGACCAAAGTTACAAAGTAGGATCGAACCTGGCGGCGACAACTGTTACAACAGCGCGGGCGTATCGCAGCGCCGCTCTCACTACGCCGCAGGGCTGGACTAAGATTCCACTCGATGCGCTTTCCTATGATGCCGGGAACAATCTGTTCAACGCGGCAACCAACAGGTTCAACATTCCTTCGACTGGTTACTACTCCATCGATGCGCAAGTCACCTGGGGTCAGTCAACGTGGTCTGGGGTCACTGTACCGGCTATCTACAAGAACGGCGTAATTGTTACTCAGGGGACACAGGTCTATAGCACCAGCGATGGTAGTAATTATCGTACATTCGCGGTTACGGATGTTATTTACTGTCAGCAGGGTGACTACCTTGAGTTGTGGGTGTATGCGGCTACCGGCTATGGGACGGTTACGGGCCCATCACTAACCTTTATGGCTGTGTCGCTGATTACGGCGAGTCAGGGACCACAAGGACCTCCAGGACCAGGGCCGGGCGGTGCAGTGCAGCGCAATCTCGGCAAGTACACGGGCTATAACACGATGTCCGGTACTGCTAACTTACTCGACGGCGCGGGTGGTGGAGGCGCAGGTAGCCCACTGACCTTGACGGTTACACCGACTGTGCCGTCCTGGTGGGAGGTCAACTTCCAATGCGCGAATATCCTCGCTGTCGCAGCCGCGTACTACTATACACAGCTTACAATGAGCCTGTCGCAGGCTGACATGGATGGTTTTACTCAGGTTGATGGCCCTGTGATTACGCAGCATAGCCAAGTACAGACCTATGAGGGCCGTCAGTTCCTGCGCATCTTCAAGCTCGACGCGAACAAGACGTACACGATTACACCGGCCCTCGCTACTTCAGGCGGCTCGTTTCAGTATTACACCGCGCCGACGCACTTCTGGATCGAAGGAAAGTTATGGGCTCAGTAAAGAAAGTCACCTATGCCTAGTTTCATTGTTTTCACACTTCCTCCTTCGCTGGATGGTGTTGCGCTGCCTGCCAGTGTGCCTGCTGTTGTCATCGAAGCTGCCGACGAGCAGGCAGCTATTTTCAAAGTGGCCGAGCTTCGACACTTTGGTATGGCAGAAGAACTTCATGCGTTTGATCTCAGTGCGGCACAGTCATTCGTGGTCAATCACAACGTTGCCCTTGAACCGAAGGAGGCCTGAGTGGCACAGTTTGGTGTTTATCCAGCAGCTCCGCCTATTGCCATTTCAGTAGACGTGACACCTCAGGCATTTGCACTTGTCAACGCTGATACCGAACTAGACGCAGTGGAGCTTGCTGTCAAAGTAGGGGCAATGCAACCCGGTGAAATTTGCGCTATTGACTTGAGTACAGCTGTACGATTTTCAGTTGAAGTTGAAAGCACAATTACAGTTCAACCCGACTAGTGACCATGAATACCTACATCGTATTTGCGCTCAATTACCCAACAGTTGAAAGTGGTGCAGTACCAGATCCGACACCGACATGGGCTGTACTTACTCAGAAGGAAACTGAGGCTGAGGCAGTTGACTTCGTTGTTCAGAATGGTGTTCTGCCAGCGCACGGTGAGATTCACGCTTGCGACATTGCTGCCACTCAATCATTCAAAGTTACAACCAATGTTAGCCTTGAGGCAAGTGGCGGTAGCACAGTGCCTGGAACGCCACCATCATCACCAGTTGAAAGTGTGCCACCGACTGCTTTGTTCACCTATACACCATCAGCACCGAACCGCAATGACACGGTTCAGTTCGACGCTAGTCAATCTGCGCCAGGATCAGAACCGATTGCGCGTTACGACTGGTTGTTTGGTGATGAGGCAATGCCAGGTGCTGGTGTCACGCCGACTTACCAGTTTACAAAGAATGGTGATTACGACGTGGTTCTGACAGTTACCGATGAGGCTGAATTGACCAGTGAAACAACTCAGACAATTTCGATCTAATGGCTGACATCCGCTTCTGCGACATATCTGAGTTCCAGCCTAACGTTGACCAGCAGGCTTACTACAACGCTGGTTACAGGGTGTTCCTTTACAGGGCGCACAGCGGTTACCGACCTGACAAGACAATGCCGGCTCGTCGTGAGGCAACGCGCAGAGTACCGTTCACTGCTGTTGGCATTTACCAGTATTTGGTGAAGGACAGAGATCCTGAAGTACAGGCGCGCGAGTTCATCGCTGCCATAGGTAAGTTGGCGCCGAACGAGTTTCCAATCCTTGACTATGAGGAAATAGCACCTGGCGGGCAAGTGCAACGTGCTGAGGCCTGGTTGAGCATAGTTGATAGGTGGGCGGGGTTCAAATCAAGTTTGTACTCAGGTGACTATTTCTTCCGAGCTTACCTCGGTGGTACGCTTTCATGGCAGCGTCCTACTTGGATAGCTGCCTACCAAGCCAATGAACCGAGTCAACCTCACACATGGTGGCAGAACACGGACAAGGCGAGTTTCGTTGGCATAGGAAGGGAAGTCGATGGTAATATTTACCATGGTACTCCTACAGATTTTGCCAGTCGTGTTCTTAGTAGGAGGCCTGCTAAGCCTGTGGCTCCTGTACCGGTCACAGAACAAGGACTAGTTTCGGTAGTGAAGAACACTGGTGCTATCGAAACGTTCGTTGAAACAGACAGTGGTGAAGTGTTCCATCGCTGGCAAAAAGGTGAAAATTCAGGCGATTGGGGCGATAAATGGTCATCATTGGGAAAGCCGGGTAAATCATGAGCATCGGTCCTCGCGGTCTAGTTGACATTGAGTACCTGGGTGGACCAACTCAATCGCTGCCTACTTCTCCTCCTACTGAGGAAATCGGTTCACTGACACAATGGGCACCTGGTGTACCGGGCTGGAACACATACGTTGGTGACAACCTCGAACGGTCACCACAGCTACAGTGGCCTCAGTGCATTCAAACTTACTCACAGATGCGGCATGACGCGCAGATTCAAGGCTTGTACCTTGGCACGTCGTTGCCTCTGCGACGGTACCACTGGTTGCTTGATCCGAACGAATGTGATCCCAAGATGGTAGAAAAGCTTGCTCGTGACTTGAGCATGAACATCAAAGGCCTTGAGCCATTGCCGCAGCAGAAGTACCGTAATCGGTTCGACTTCGGCAAGCATATTCAGGATGCACTGCTAGCTCTGCTCATGGGCCACTATGCGTTTGAGCAAGTAGGTGAAGTTAGTGACGATGACGGTATGTGGCACCTCACTAAACTTGCTCCGCGACCGCCTGAAACCATCAGTCAAATCTTCATGGACTCGGTTGGTGACTTGATCGGGTTCAGACAGTATTACTCGCCTACTTCGACGCAAAATCCAGGGTTGATTCCAGCTGATCGTGTCACCTGGTATGCGTGGTTGATGGAAGGTGCAAACTGGGTAGGTCGCTCGATGTTGCGTGCCTGCTATCGCAACTGGTTGAGGAAAGATAGGCTACTCAGAGTTGACGCACAGAAGCAAGAACGTAATGGGATGGGTATTCCAATTGCGGAGGCGCCTTCTGGCATGAGTGGCGCTGGTCTTATTCGCCTCGACATACTCATGCGCAAGCTACGCGCTGGTGACATGTCTGGTGGTGCTGTTCCTAATGGCACTACAGTCAAGTTGGTCGGCACGACAGGTTCACTGCCTGACACCCTCGCATCAATTCGCCTTGATAACGAGGAAATGGCCCGCGCGTGGCTTGCCATGTTTATGCAGTTGGGACAGACAGAAACAGGCAGTCGAGCACTTGGTAGTGAGTTCATTGACTTCTTCAGTGACGCTATCGATGAAATGGCCTACTGGATTTGCCGTACGTTCACTGCCAGTGTGATCGAGAATTGGTGGGACTGGAACGTCGATCCTGAAGCTGATTCAACTCCACAGTTGATGTTCACTCGTAACCCTGATACAGCATTCACCGGTCGTGAGTTCGCCTGGTTGGTCGAACGTGGTGCAATTACCATGGACGAGAATCTAGAGAATGCGATTCGTGAACGTTACGGCCTGCCTGCAAGGCCTCCTGGTCTTCCTCAGCCCACATTGCCTGCACCTCCCGGTTCAGAGCCTTGGCCTCCTGGGCCCACTCAAACTGATGCTCCACCACTTGCACCACCGCCTAGCGGTTCAGATCAAGGCGGAACAGGTAAGAAGCCGCTCGGTGAACCCAACACCAAGGCTTCTGGGACTGTAGGCGTCAACGAGTCCCAGAATGGGGAGCGGTCGGTGAGGGCTCAAGCGGCAGGCTCCCCTGTGTCGCTCCCGAACCGGCCGCTCCGTCGTGAGTTGTATCAGCATGAGATTCAAGCAGCAGTTGACTGGGCCTCAATGGACACTAACTGGCAACATACACGTGACATTTTAGTTGCACATGTGCGTCAAGCGCAGCTGCGCCAGATCGAGCAGTTGCATGACCAGATTGTTGCTGCTGGTAATAACCTCGATGAGTTGAGTAAAATCAGTGCTGACCCAGCCATGGAAGCATTGCTGTTCACTGCGATGAGTAACATGGCAGTACAAGGTGCGCATGATGCGCAGGCTGAAGCAGCACGTCAGAGTACAACGGTACAGTTGCCTGACCTCACGGCATTGAGCAACGATCAGCGCGGTCGAGCTCAGGCGGTAGACAAGTTCCTAGCATCGTCCATTACGGCAGCTGCTCAAGCCAATGCGATTCGACTTGCTGGTGGCAAGTTGAGTGGCGTCGAGATCGCCAACAATACGAAGGTAAAGTTGACTAACTTGTCTCCAACGTATCTGGCTGATAATCTTGGCAGCGCATTGACAGCTGCAATGAACTCAGGAAGAAGGGCAACGATGGCGGAAGGGGACCCGTCGCAGATCTATGCCAGCGAAATTCTCGACAACAACACATGTACTGAGTGTATTGCCGAGGATGGCACTCAGTTTGTTTCACTGGCTGACGCGGAGAGGTTCTATCCATCTGGTGGATTCGTGGACTGCCTTGGAGGCGGTCGCTGTCGAGGTACGTTGGTCGCAGTCTACGGTGAAACGCCAGCCACAATTCAGTGAGGAAGGACATGATTACCCCACCAATTACATTGCGAGTAGACGGTCGAAGGATTGTTGCGAAGGTAATAGAGTCAGTGGCTACGGACACTGGAAACCTCACGCCTCAGTTCGTGACCGTTCCCAATGTCCCTATGGTGAGCACGGGAATCGACTATCCTACTAGCACTGGGCTCATCACTCTCACTGAGAGGCACTTGCAAGACTTGGTTGCGAGTCAGGACGATCCTGCCATTCATTCGCCACGTACCAAGATCGGCCACTCAGATCCTCGCTTCAATAAAACCACGACACCTGACGGTGATGTACTCGACGGTGAACCGTCACTCGGTACATGGATCAACCTGCGACTTGGTGACAACAACCAGACGGTATATGGCGACCTGGTTGGGGTACCGGCATGGTTCGCTAGTATCATGAGTACAGCGTATCCATCGCGGTCTATCGAGGGTAACTTCGATGTAGAAACTGTGACTGGTCACAAATGGGCGCTTGCTGTTGATGCAGTTGCGATGCTTGGTGTTGTGGGACCAGGAATCACAACGCTCGACGATTTGCCAATTCTTTTCAGCGCTGAGGGCCCAACTGGTGTGTCAGTCACTGAACCAGAGGAAGGCGAACCAATGTCTGTCATCAGGAGCAGCGCCGGCCTTATTGCGCAAGTCAATCTTGATGATGTTCGTCGTGGCTACTACGACTCGCTTGAACCGAGTCAGATGTGGTGGTGGATTCGTGCCGTCTACTTCGACCCCAATGAGTTGATAGTAGACGACGATGAAGGCGGGCTGTATCGAGTTCCATTCCAAAGCAAGGGTGAGGAGGTATCTTTCGGAGATCCTGTACAGGTCAAAATCCAATACGTTGACACACCGGCGAAAACCAAGGCTGCCGCGCTCGTAAGAGCATCGGTCGCCGCGTCACTTGGTGGTCAACCGGTGATGATGTTCAATGCACGTGCAGATTCACGACCAGGAGGCTGTATGACTCCCGAGGAAGCCGCAGCGTTGCGTGGACGCCTGAACCTCACTCCCGAGCAACTGCCAGATGACGCGGATGACGCGACGGTGACTCGGGTTGTAATTCAGGCTGCCAGCGCTCGGCCCGAAACTCCTCCAGCTGAGCCCGCTCCTGCGCCTACCCCTGACGAAGGGAGAGACGGTGGGAACGGTGACGATGAAGGTGATGAAGGTAGTGGTGAGGAGAGCCGTACACGTACAGGCATCCAAAGCACTGCTGCAGCCAGCAGGATTCCCGGATCATCTCCGATCCAGCTGCCTGAAGGAACCATCGTCGTCGATAAGGCGACCTGGGACGCTGTTGCTGATCAGGCTCGCCAAGGTGCAGAACTCGCTGCAAAGACCCGTGACACAGAGCGTGACTCGTTCTTGAACACGGCGATCAAGGCGGGCAAGTTCCCTCCGTCACGCAAAACCCACTATCTCAAGGCGTGGGACGCTGACCCGGAGGGTACCCGTGGACTCATCGATTCGCTGGCAGCTGGACTTGTGCCAGTCGAGGCTCGCGGAACCGCAGGAACAGGCCAGGTGGAGTCGGCGCAGGCTGCCGACGCATCGGCGTACGAGCAGAGCTGGTTGACACCGGCAGAAAGGCAAAGGGTCAAAGTCGCACAAGGCCAGACAACAGGAGATGTTCAAATCCCGGCGGTTGTTCAAGGAGGTGACTGATGAGTCCCACCAACCTGGCAAATCCCTTCTATGAAGAAGGCGATGAGCTTACGGGCTATTGCACGGCTGCTGTTACCGGCATGACGTTCGTGAAGATCTCAGGACCTCGCCAGCCGGGTGGTCCGAACCTGGTCAACAGTGCGATCACCGATAGTGTGGTCGGCGGTACCGTTTCCATTGCGCCGTGTGTTTCAGGTGACAAGGTGTTCGGTGTTGCCATGTACGACCAGACCTTGGGCAACCTTGTGCCTGTTTTCAGGCATCCAAAGGTGATGCCTGTTACTGCAGGTGCTGCGATTGTGGCTGGACAGGAAGTTCAGGCAGACGCAAATGGGAACGCAGTTCCCCTCGCTGCAGGCAAGGCAGCCGGTCTGGCACTCGACAGCTGCGCGTCGGGTGCAATTGCTCAAATCTCTCTCTATAACTAGAAAGGAGTGATGGTGAGCACAGTCAACAAAGCACTGGTTCGGGCCGGCAAGCGCATTCAGGCGCGTTCCGAGGAAGCGCAGATTCAGGCCCAGATCGCTGCAGCTGGTCCTGTGACTGTCGGTGCACCAGTGTCCCACCCGTTGGGCCCGCCTACTTTGGCCGGGACCCTAATGACGGTGGACATCATGCTCAACCAGCCGACGCGAGTCACACGGATGATCATGGATCTCACCCTTCAGCGATTCATCGCTGACCGGGTGTTTGCGTCTGCCGGTGGTGTTACTGGCGGCGCCGTGGTGTATGACCAGGCAACAATGAACGAGCTCTATGCGGCACGTGATGTTGAGCGTGTTTCGCCTGGTGGCGAGTTCCCACTGCTCACCGGCGTTCAGCTGGTGCCGAAGGTTGCTTCCGTCGAGAAGTGGGGCGGCAAGGTCTACATCACAGACGAGGCAAGGGACAGGAACAACGCGGTCCTGTTCATGCGACTCATGCGGCAGGTGGCTAACACCATCGTCCGCAAGATCAACGCGCGAGCGATTGCTGAGTTGAACTCAGCAGTGTCAGCGTTCAACCAGACGTTTGTCGGTCGCAACTGGCAAACAGTCGTCACCGCTGGTACCAATGCCAGCACGGCGAGCAACTATCCTTTGCGTGACTTCGCGCAAGCGGACATGATCGCTGAGCAGGACGAGTTGGGAGTGCTGTTTGATCTCGTCCTGCTGAATCCGCAGGAATATGCCCAGCTGGCTACCATTTATGGTGCCCAGTCACTTCAGCAGTTCCTGCAGTTCATCAACAAGCAGCTCTACATCTCCAACCGTGTGCCGGCAGGCACGGCGTACTTTGTCCAGGAAGGACAGGTCGGTGAGATGCGGATTGA